TAAAGTCTGTTCTGTAAATGCACCTGCTGGAACATTAAGTTCTACACGACGCACGCCTGCTGGATTTGAAGTACGGATAACCGCATCTCCACCCAACTGTAGTTCTTGTACATCTTGTGGAAGTACAATAGGAGCCTGTACAGATTTTTCTGCAGCCTCCATGGCAAGTAAAGCAAAACGATTGCGAAGCAATTGAATGCCAAGCACATCGTCAAATTGTCCACGTAGTTCACCATCAATAGATGGCTTACGTGCAACAACAACCATCATTTTTCCAAGAGGATTATTAGCCTTTGAAAGAATAAGGTTATCTTTTGACGGGATGTAAATAATTGATTGGTCTTTGTCGTAGTAACGAATCATCTCAACTTGATGATTGAGGTCTTGCTTATAGCCATAGCCACCAAGCAATTCTCTTTCGTGCTCAGGGAACTGTGATGTTAGTTCACCTAGAGTAAGGGTGTATCGTTTAGCAAATGCAACACATCGACCATATCGGTCAAACTCAGGGTATGCTCCGATTGGATTTTCAATACGGATACGAGGAAGTTTAGTGTCCTCATCTAATTCAACTATGAACGGAATAAATCCATACGTAATGTACCAGTCCGCTCCTGAGTACATTTGAACCGCGAGGTCAGAATGTTGAAAATAATTAGCAGCAATGCGAGTTCTCTTATCTGCAAAACTACGAGCACGGTCATTAACCGCATTCGCTGCCGAGCAGTTGACGGCTGGTAGTGGTGCCATAACTTCGGATAAGTCACGGGCAACAATGTCAATAAAATTCGCAACGACATTTGCATCTACTCCGTCTGGGAAGAAGTCAGGATAGACTTCGGCAATCTTTCCTTTACGGACAGCAAGAACGTCAAGGTTACGAGCATCTCGCTCATTATTGCGATAGCGCAGCGATTGAACTCGCGCAGCAACCTGCTCCATTGATAAAGCCATATTAGCCCATTCCCTTTTTGATGCGTTCGATAGAATTCTTTTTTGCTGCAGTTTTTACTGCTTGGCTTTCGGCAGGTGTTGGTTTCTTCCAGCCCTGTGACTTGCGAAGTTCATCAATTATATTTTGCGCACGTGTAGTTAATTGTTTATTAACTGGATTCACATTGCTTCCACCAGCACCAGAGATGCCACCAACACCACGGCTTCCGCCGCCGATGCCTTCAATCCTGTTTGCTGAAGCCATTGTAATCCTATCCGTATTGTTCAGACCATTGGGAGGCAAATGCCTCGTCTAAATTAAGTGAGCCTCTATTTGCTTTTTGTGCACGAGTTGACCAACGGTTCTGTGCATATTGCCCTACTCTACTTGATGATTGCATTAACTCACGGATGCGGATGATTGCAAACCATAGAGCCATAACACAGTCGGTAGGGTTTCTAGTATCAGGCTTCCACGTAATGAGTTGCTGTACTAGCGCCTTAAGACCCTCAGAGCCTTCATTGCTTGGTAATTCAATTAAGTTATTATCTTGGAAGCGTCCATCACGGGTATTTCCAAATAGCGTAGCCATAGATGCCACACCAAAAGATGTGTCCCACTTATTTTTGCCAGTGAAGTGTGAGTTCAATTGGCAGCCATATGAGGCTAAAAAGTTTCTCAAGTTATCATCTAGAGCGTAAGCCTTCTGATGAGCATTGATTTCAATTCTTAGTTCCTGTGGGCGATACTTTTCAACCCACTCTTCAATCAGTGTTTGAATTTTGGCTGGCGTAGGCTCAGTCATATTAATGCAGTCAAGAATATAAATCTTGCCATCGCTACGATTGTACGTTGCTACTACTGCAGCCGTGGCACCTGCCATAGCAGGGTCAAGACCAATGATAGTGTAACCTGAATCTATATGGCGTGGGTGTCCTGGGACACCTTCTTTGAGCGGACCACGCTTACGCATTCCGTTGACGGAACCTGCAACACAAGTGGGTGAGAAGATTGAATCTTCTTGGACATCCTCTTGTTGGTAGACCATAGCCCAGACAGATGGCGCAACTTCAGAGCGGCGCTTAAATAGCGAGGGTCCGTCCCACTTTGCATAAAGTCCATCAGGTCCCACTTCATCAATTTCATTTTCTTGCAAATTACTTTTAGGCCACAGGGTCTTCCACTGTTCAGGCTTTTCGTCAAATTCTAAAACCGCTGGCATAGCACAATAGGTAAAGGGGGTCTTACCACCTGACCATTGTCCTGGGTCACGAATCATTTTATATAAATCAATGGGCGCGACACGGGTTCCTACTATAAGTAATTTTCCATGCCGCCCCAGACGGGTGATAACTTCCTTCTGAAGCCATTCGATTTGCTTTTCCCACTCATGGGCATTCGAGTTCATCACCACATCGTCTAGGATAATCAGGTCGGCGCGAGCACCGTAAATCTGAGAGCCGAATCCAAGGGCTTGAACCGTAGGGTCCTTCTCGCCTGAGTCTCGTCCCGTTCCTAGGTAAATCATATCGGCTGACCATTGTGTAGCATCGGCCTTGTATCCGCCATTAGGACCGAAGGCCGTTTGCAATTTAATGTAGGCGGGGTGGCTTAGGCGGGTCTTAATCGCACCTAAGAATTTTCTAGCCATACCCTGAGTCTTAGAGACAATAATGACTCTAGCGTTAGGGTTGGTCACTATGTTGTAAAGAACATAGTTGGTTGTAATTGTAGTAGACTTGGCGTGCTCGGGCGGTACGTTAATCAAGATACGCTTTGGGTCGCCAGGCTCATATGTTATACCAGGAGGGAGCCAGGATGGCTCACGTCCCTCAATCAAATCTAGCCAGTCAAGTTGATGCTCAAAAAGTTTGGCATCTAGGAACTGCTCGCAGAAGTCAGGGAAGGAAAGGTTCTTTAAATCTCCCAAGTCAGCGATGATGCCTTTGCCTACGAGGCGGGCCTTGTCAGCGCGTTCTTTAAACTTTAGGTCAGTCATGGACCATTGACGGAACGTCACATCGTTGCGGCCGACTGAGGCCATAGCAGCGGTAATTGTACTACCCTGCTCCAGTTGAAGGAGTACCTTCTCCTGGGCTTCGCCCTTTGGGATATTCTGAATCCCAGGTTTTCTACCCATCAGTTATCCCCTAAATATCACACTATTAACGCTAGCCGTTAAACGGCAGAATTTCCCCATATATATTATATATATATTATATATAGGAGTCGCGGAGTCTTAAACGGAGCGACTCCGTATATGTATTACTATACATATAAGATAACCTGTTCAAACACCCAAAGCGAACACATTCGCTTGGGTAATATATGTAAAATGTCCGTTTTGTCATAGTTTAATACTATATATGAGGGGGGTATATTATATAACAGAAAATTTTTGGGTGAGACTATATTGCGCATCACGACCTGATTTAATACATGTGGGGTCAAAGTATGACCCTAAAGTATAGGTTTAGACTTAATGAATTGTAGACTTATTGACTTATTTACTTATGGATTAAGAGTCCTATGGACTATCTACCCGTTATGCCCCTTATGTCCGTTTTCCCCCCATAAATAATAAATTATACCCTTTGTCCTAGTTTATACCCTTATGTCCTACCCCTTACCCGTTCACCCATTGTTCACTTACAGTTCATCTACCGTTCACCTTCAGTTCACCGTCCGTTCATCTTAGTCGTGTAGTATGCGTAGCAACAAGTCAATAGAGAGCAGTACCGATAGGACAAGCGCGACCCGTAGTCCTAACAAGACACGACACGCCGATAACTCGGCAGACTTGCTTATTCTCCCCTAGTCGTGTTATACTCTCTCTTGTAAGTAGAACCTACCCGACAAGGTAGAGCGTACCTACTTATTACAAGTCAATAGTGTGTTAGTATAGGATAGGCGGATACGCCCCTAGACAAGTCGCGGACGCCGTGACGGGATACCGCCTATCTTATACGACACGCACACTTTACGACTTGCGCCCGTCGCATCATGTATGCTATAATAGGGTCGTACCCTAGACGGGCACTAGATTAGGCAAGTCGCCTATTCTATTAGAACGGAGTAGTAATGCCCTATAACCCTTACGGGTCTATGGGTAGCATAATCGTACCACCGCGTCAAGTCCACGCGTCACCGCGTAGGATAGGCACAAGTGGCGCAAGACT